GTACTCTGGAGGAACGCCCACTCTAATCTTAAATTCGCCAGTAGTAACGAAATCAACAGAGCAAGCCACCAAGGCATCAGAAGTAACAGTTACTCCTGCTCTCGTCACTACCGCCTCTATGTCGTAATAAACCTCCTCTCTAAAAGTAGGCGATTGCTCCACTGAGGACAATGCGAGTAATGCCTTAAAGCTACTTCCCACGTCCAAGCGATTAATTACTTGTAACAAGAACAGCGGCATGTCCTGATCCGCTACTGTTTCATAACTAAATAAACATTCGATACTGCCATTGCCACTTAATAAGCCGGCAGAATACTGCTGCTTAAATCGGTCGGACAGACTTGTTGTTTCCATTGCGGCCCTGTCAGTGTTAATCTCAAACGATGTGACAGAGCCAAGTGTGTTATATCTTGTATCCCTTACCCCCACTGTAATTTCAATTGGTTCGCCGTAAAATTTAGCCAGACTATATTCATTTGCTCTTTCATTATTTATAGCATCGCCAAAGTCTTCAAACAAGCGAATGCCGCCTACGCGGTTTATATTGGCATAGGCTCTAATATTGTCAGAAATAATATAGTCGCTTAGTCTAAATTCGTCATACCCTTCAGGAGGAAAATCGCTGCTGGTCGTAATATCATCATCTAAATAGCCCGACATTGCGGCAGTGCTTCCTGATGACCATGCCACTGCGCTATAGCCATCCACGTCTGGCCCTGGAATGCTCCAGAACGTAGCCGGCATGAACAAAAGCCCTCTGGGATCTTCGGTTGAAATTTCCAGAAGATCGCCAGTGATTAAGTTGTCATCGCTCCCTTCAAAGCTAAAGCGATTTAGCGCTGTATTTATATCGCTAGGCGAAACAATAGTCGTGAAAGTGTTTTCACCTCCTCGCTGAAGCTTGATAGCGCCTGTATGGCCAACAAAAAACGTCATTTCGCCTCAGCGACTATTCTTCCATTGTACGAACAATGCAAATTGTGAATCAAGCCTCCTATCAAGTGGTACCAGTGAGAACCACTGCGTCAAGAGGGCCATCAACCGTAAAGTTAAACGAAACGGTGGTCAGTTCGTCAGTGGAGGAAGTAATGCTGGCACTATTAATATAGGCATCAGCGTTGAATGTTTGACTTGTGCCCACTTCAAAAGTGAGATTGACGCGGTCGCTTTCAGTGACAGCGCCAGTTTTAGTGATCTTCTCAAGAAGATTGGTCACGTCAGTAGTGTCACCGTTGTAATAAGATAGCGTGGCGCTACCAGTGGCGCTAAAAAGGCCGGGCGTGAATGTATTGGCAGTGTCTCCAAGCGCTGTAGTATCCAGCATGTTGACGGAGGTGTCAAGCGTCCAGTTGCGCACTTTCGACACTTCGCTGCCACCAAGACGCAATTTGCCAGTGCGGCCAGTATAAAAGGGCATCGCTTTAAAGCTTTTGTTTTAATCTTAGCACTTTCAGGAATGATTAATCAATGCGATATAGCGATGGATCAAAGCGAACAATTCTTGATTTTGTTTGTCCACCTTCTTCTTCGCAAGGGTGCTCAATGGCTCTTACTGTGATTTCACCTTCTTCTTCCATCGACACTTCAGTTACTCGGAAAACACGCTTGGCAGTCACTGCAGTGCCAAGTACAAACAACCATCCTTCATATGCAGCAAGGGAGGACGATTGACTGTCTGCCACTGACACTGAAAGCTTTGCAATGCCTTCATTAGGGCTGCCGCTATACAGAAGCGCTGTGTAGGAGCCGTTGATTGGATCCTCGGCCAATGGCGTATTTAGTCTGCCGTCTGCTTCGACAATACCGCTGCGGAAGTCATCCCATTGATTCTGGTCTGTTTGCACGTAAATATAGCTACCAGGCTCTATAGGGCTTTCAGTGGGGAAGGTCTTAAATTCGACGGCGCGTCTCGATAGCCTTCGCTGCTGGCAAAGCAGCATCCCGTAATGCAGAGCCTGCGTACGGCGCACAACGAAATCAGACAGATTGAACGTTTGGCGAACGCTAGTGCTTTCGCTGGCGTCGGCAAGCATAATTGTCAGGCTTGTGTTACCTGGGAAGACATTGTCATTCTCAGTGTTGCGGTAGACAATGGTGGCAATCAAATCTTGTGTGTTATCGCCATAATCAAGAAACTCTTCCTTGTAGCTGTCCTCAAGAATGTTGCCTTGGTTAAACAACGCAGAAATGGAAATGTTTCTGGTGACGTTGCCAAATGTGTCATAAGGCACTGCAGGAACCAAAGTTTCCTTGCCGCCAATTCGTGCAAATTCCAGAAGGGAAAATGGCGCGACAGTGCTCCAGAATTCTCGCCATGACTGCGGCTCCGCAATCACTCCGTCCATGTAGTAGCTATTGGCCCGGCAGAATTTCTGTGCCAAACCAAGACGCGCCGTATCAATACCATTGACATTCGCATAGGCGCCAATGCCATTCTTTTCATCAAGAATTGTGTCAAGAAAAATTTCTGGCGCAAAGCTAGTAGATGAAACCAGCGCAGAAGAATAGCTCCCACCATCGCTAAGTTTTCTTACTTTCTTGCCTTTTGTCACCCATGCGCTAAGTGAGCGTAAATCTTGCACGCCTTGCCCGCTATAAATATTCAGGCCAAGCATCACCAAATCTTGATAAAGGCTTGGAGAGAATGATTCAAGCTGTTGTTCAGTCACTGCCGCCAAAGCATTCTCTGCCCCGCTATCAAAAGAAAAGGAAATTTGCGTGTCAGAACGCAGCGAGAACAGTCCCCATTCATCAACAAACTTAGGAGTGCGATTAAGGCGTGGGCGAAGGCGAATGGTTTGACGGCGCTTACCACGAAACACTAAACTATGCCCACCATCAAGAGGCAGCGTTTGCTGCTCATCATTTAGCCCGTAACCAAAAGTGCGCAGATATAAAACATCTATGTTTGCGCCATTATTATGGGTGCGCAATTCTGCGGGAAGATCAAGAATGGGCTCAAATTTAAACTGCCATTTTTCTTTACTTGCTGCAATGAAGCGAAGATGCGTGTAGATGTCCACCTCCTTTCCATTGCGAATAGCAAGCACGTATTTTGCTCTCGTATAGCGAGTGTCAGTTGGCTTCTTATACAGCATCCAAAATAGTGAAGTGCGATTTCGCACGCCATTGTCGCTATCCTTGTGACCCTGCATGTCTGTTTCTGCGTATTTGCTTTGACGCCCTTGAATGCGCTGAAAGATTTTACTCTTGAAGCAAAAATTTATAACATCACATTTTGTAGTCGTTTCGTAGCTAATTTCGTCAATTTTTGCAATGCATTTAGTATTGAAATAATCATTCCAATTATCTTTGTTATTGAGCGCGGCATTGGTCTCCCCAAGTTCTCTCTGAGCTGCATCATATCTCCGCTGCCAATCTCGCTGCGCTATTGTCTCAGCGGCTGTATCGCGCTGGTCTCTTACAAGCTCATCAATGGTGCGTCTAATTTGACGGCGTTCGTTGCGCATATTGCGCAACTCTGTTTTTAAATCTGTGCGAGGCGAGCCATCAAATAGGCCTTCTTCAATCGCTCGTGGCATAAGCCTCCGAACAATATTGTTAAGATTTGTGCGGCTTTCCTTTTTATTGGTGGTTTGGTCTTTAATGTCTTGCCTAAGACCAGCTCGTTTTTCTCTAAGTTTTTTAATTTCGTTTCGCTCGGAATCGTTAAATGGTCTTTTCGCCAAAAGGTCTTGGATCGAGCTGTTAATGTCATCAAGCTCTTCTCTTTTGGCATCAATAATTCTATTTCGCTCTCTGATGTCAGTTTCCCAGGCTTCAATTTGTCTATTTGCTTCAGGGAAAGATCCAGTGGCGTCCAGTAAGTCTGCAAAATCCTGAGCCGCCATATTTCCCTTGCGTATGGCCGAAGCATTCAAAATATTTTCATCTAACTGCCCAAGTCGAATTTGGTACTGGTTAATTTGTTCTGCAGTTGCACCCTTAACCTTATTAGCAAAAGCCTGGCCATATTCAATATTCAATTGGGAAATTAAGGCTTCAATTTGACGCTTTTTTGCTCTAAGCTCTTCTCCGTTTTGCTGATAGTTCAAAGTCGAATAATCTTCTTCGCACAAGACTCCCGCCTCTACGCAACGAAATGTAAATTGCCCCTCAACATCGCTACCACTTTGAATGGAGCTAGAAACCATCTTGAATTTAGCGGCGCCAATTTTGTATAGGCTTGAAGAATCGAAAACCGTAATATATGAGCTGCGCAAGTCTACCGCTGCTCGCTCCACATCATCATCTGTTCGTTTCCCATCGTCCTCTCTAAAAATCAAAGTGAGTGCGCTATCTACAGGTAAAATAGGACGCACTCCTAAGGTGGGCCATGTATCTGGCCAATAAATTCCTCTGCCTGTCAAATTTGTTCCTAGTTGGTCGCGGTCTTCTTTCCCTTCGTCATCGCGATCTTCTACTTGCACTCGGATTGGTACCACGTCATAGAGCCCCAGCGAAGAAGCAGTGGTCGGGGAAAATGCTTGACTGAAACCTTCCGGCCTGCTTAATCCTGACGTGTTAACTTTATAAACTGCATCAGAAGGAGCAATGCCTTCTCTGGACGGATCATCGGCATTCAATGGCTGTGGAAAGCGATTATGGATGAAAGAAAGGCGTCCGCCGTCTGGCTGCGCATAGAGCCAGAAGCGTTGAGCTGGAATGTCCCTTAATGGCGTTTGCCCAAACGCTGTGCGACCATAACCAAATTCTTCAATGGGACCAGCGCCTACAACGGTAAGCATCTGCATGAACTGGCGAGAGCCAAGACTATGCACTGCAGACCAAACCAACGAAGTGTTAACCCTCAATCCACCTGCAGAGTTTTCGGAATTATTCGTATAGATGAGATTCACTGGATCGCCGTAACGAGCCACTTCCTGGAAGGAATTGAAACCATATCGAGGAGCAAAGAATAAATTCCTGCTCCGCCGTCCCATCGTTGCACTGGGAGCCTCTGGCTTCGGAGCAAGTAAGGCAGCGCCGACTTGCGCTAATGTTCCAACAATGGTGAGGACAAGCGCAACAGTTTCTAAGCCATTCCGCACGTCAAGAATGGTGCCTTCTTTATTGTCGCGATAACTCAACCGAGCCAAATAAAACTGCCAGTATTCTTCCTCTGAAATTTGAAGGGCGTCAATCAGAGCGCGTTCGTAAGGAAGGAGGCGTCTCATTCTTTAATATCAGGCAACATTTTGAACAGTTTCAGCGATGGAAAAGACGATGACCACCATGATCGCCCTCCTCGTGAAACTGTAAGTATTCCCCCATCATAAGCCACTCCCACTGCCACCTCACCTCCTGGCCTTGGAAGAATAATGGCCACGTTGCCATCCTCTTTCTCTCTAGTTCTTTTGCCATTATCGAATAACCATCGAATGATCCTCTTCATTGGCAAATTGCCGGAATCGTATTCATCGTATGCCCAGCGAAATTCCTCTTCGTAGTCATGAAGACCCAAGCGACGCCTTGCTTCGCAAACAAGCATAAAGCAATCGGTTTTACCTTCTCCTTCGCAAAATCGGGCTCTGCGCTCGTATGCAAGGCCAATTAAATCATTAATCATCGCAGGCTAATTTCTGCATTTAAAGGCAAGAATCCAACGTTCTTGGAAGAGAATGTTTGCCTTGGAAATGATGCGCCAACGCTATCCATTGCGCTTCTAAAACGTAGTTCTACAGTAGTGTCGTCGAAAGAAGCTCCGACGCCCACATAAAATTCTTCATATTCAGCCGTCTTTGTGTAGCCGCTGTAGTCAAGGATGGAGCCAGTTGTCGCCATCCATACTGTTTTCAAAGACAGCTTACTAAGGCGATTCCCCTCTCCGTTTTCAACAAGAGCAATGGTGAAAGCACTGTGAGGAAACAAAACACGCAATAGGCTATTTTCTCCATTCAATGAAGACAATGCTCCTTCCACGCGAAAAGGAGCATGGCGATAACTCGGTGAGGCCGAGCCTGGAATTGCCACGGCGGAAGCGCCTGTATTAAAGAAGTAGTTTTGATAGTAATGCGATTGACCGTTCGCCGTTTGAATGAAAAGGAAATGAGCAATGTGGACTGAGGTTTCCATTATTAAGCGCCAGAATAATCAAGCTCGCCAATCAGTCTCACTGTAACAGTGCTTCGTCCATTGAATA